GCCGTAAGGGGCCGATACGACAGGATAAGCCATAATTTGCTCCAAAAGTTAAAAATTAGTTGCCTTTACCAAACGACGTCGAAGACTTCCGTTCATTGAACAGAGGCATACGCGGGTCGTTCTCACGCATAAAACTATTGTCCACTGCAAGGGTCTGCGCCTGAGTCTGGTCGTTAAAGTGCGTAGTACGCTGCTCAACGAATTCCGAGGGAGTCTTACAAAGCAACAATCCACCGATCTCAATATTGTCTTTAAAGCGACTAGTTGGATCAATTAGCAGTTGAAACTTAGGTTGTTCTGTAATGTTCACAGGTTCCCAACCCTCACGTAATTTTGCAGACAGGTTGCGTGGGTCAGCGTTGTTTAACGTCGAGACACGAATCCATCTGTAACTAAAACCCGGCTGCTTATCTGGTTCAGGTAGCAACTCCGCAGGTGCCCACTGCTTAGGGCGCAACTGCGTCTCACGGGTTTCAAGTTCACGAGTCAATTTAGATTCAGCCATTATTTATTCTCCAGTTTAAGAACTTCACGAGCGTATTGTTCCGGGGTTAATTTAAATTTCTTAGCCAGCGCTGCTTGAGTCGCGGTTAATTTAATTTGCCTCGGAGCCGTGCTACGTCTGGCTGAAGCTACGACTGTACTCGTCTTACGCTGAGGTTTGGAGTCAGCAGAGTCATCGTCGTCATCTGGCGCGTTTTGAAACGCCTCTGGAAATCGTTTGCGTATTGTTGTGTCAATGCGCTTGTAGTAGTCATCAGTGCCGATATATTGAGTACCGTACTGTTGAGCTAGTTTTTCATGCAAACCAAATGCCGCTTGAGTCATTTCAGGGTCTTTTTGGAACCATGTCTCGTTGCGTGATACCCAGTTTGCGTATTTGCCATCAGGGGCAGCGTTTTGAGGCTGGGCCTGAGTTTGTGGCAGTTGTACCTCATTTTCTACATCTTGTAAAGTAGGTCTAAAGTTTTTTGCTTTGTCAGCCCGTAGCGTAGCTTCCGTCAAGTCCTGTTGGGCAGATATTACTTGGTCGTTATCATAGGACTCTAGGGCTTGCTTGTACTTGTCTTTTGCCATTTCCAAGTCGCGGTCTGCTGCATACCGCATCGTTGAAAGGTACTCTTCTTCGCCTGTTTTAAGGGTCGCTTTAAGGCGGCGGTTCTCGTCAAGTATCCGGTTAGCCGCATTAATAGCCTCTTGCTGCTCCCGTCGGGCTACGTCTTTCTCACGTCGCTCGTCGTTCCAGACTTTCTTGTACTGTTTTAGGCGTTCTCTTGCTTTGTCAGAATATTCTTCAAGCTCATCGTCTTCAAGCTCTTGAACAATATCCTGAGGCATAGGCTGTCTGCCTCTATCCTCGGGAGGCGTATCGTCTTCAATCTCAATTTCTAACGTATCTTCAGCTTCTTTACCGTCGATCTCATCAGGGAATTTGTACTCGGTTTTGTCAAATGTTGCCATTTTATTACCTCCTATACCCGGGAAATGCCGCGTGGGTCTTGAACCACAGCATCTACAGTGTCTTCATTAATCATCCGAAACTCTCGCCCATGAATCTTTAAGCGGGTGCCTGAGTTGGGTCGGGCCAAAACAAAGTCGCCTTTCTTACACCACGGGCCGGTGGGGTACCGTTCCTTGTCGGTATAACAGTCAGGGCCAAGGTCTACGACGAAAAACACAGTAGCCAGCACTTCTTCAATCCGACGAGTCTCATCAGACTTAATAAGGCCGCTTTCAAATGTCTCTTCTGCCTCAGGCAACGCCACTAAAATTTTGTACCCAACAGGTACCGGTAATTGAGTAGCTTTTTCTTCCGCTGTTTGAGGTAATACGGTTGCATCCAAGCTATCGGTGTTTGAGCCGATTAGGATTTCACTCATCGTCAAAATGCTCCATGTTTTTTGCGAGGTCTAGTAGGTACATCTCCACGTTGGTGAGGCCTCGAATCTCACCGCACATGTATTTATAGTCTTCGTAATTTTTAGCTGCGCCTGAAGCAGCCGCCTCTGAAAGCTGCATGCGTCTGGCACGTAGCTCTCTTAAGATTGTTTCAATTACTTTGTCCATCATTCACCTTTTTTGGGAGGTTGATTGGGTTTGTTTTGTTGTTGCTCACGTTGCATACGAGCTTTATGGAAGTCCATGCCTTGACGGAAGCCTTCTCTTTCTTGCTCCGCTTCTTGACGTTCCTTGTCGCTCATATATTTTGTAGCCATCTGAGCGCCAGCGGTTTCTTGCTGTGCGTCGATGCGTTGTTTCTCAAGCTGGAGTTGCTGACCTTTAATCATAATGTCTGCGGCATCTTTGTCTGCCTTGCGTTTTTGATCGGCCTGTTTGATAGCCAACTCTTGCATCTGCATTTGAATGACAGGGTCTTGCATCTGTTGCTGAGTTTGTTGCTGTTGAGCTTCTTGCTGGTGTTGTTGCAGCAGTTGTTGTGAAGCTTGTGCAGCCATCTGAGCAATCTGATTCTCCATCTCTTTTGGAATCACGATGTCGTCGTCTTCCTCGTAGTTGGGTAACTGCATGCCCATCGTTTGTTCCATCTGCTTGCGATACTCGTACCCTAGATGCTCCGCGATATGCGCTTGCATAGCAGCCATCATCATTTGCACGTTGGGGTTTTGCGCGAGCGTCTGTTGAATCTTTGGGTCTTGCATTGCCATACTATGTACAGCGATGTGAGCTTGATGATCTTGGTAGAAGAACGCTTTAACCGGTTTGCCTTTCAGCAGGTTTACGTTCTCCGTTATAGGGTCACGCGGGCGTGTGTCGTCTTCCATTGGTACTAGCTTCTGTGCATTCTTAATACCCAGCACATCTAGCATCTGACGATGTAATAGTGGTAGGTCGTATAACTGTGGTGCGCCTTGTGCTAGTTGTAATACCGCTTGATACTGAACAACCTTTTGCGACATAGTCGCTGCATTAGGATCACTAACAGGTATGACGTCTACGTGGTCGTAGTCCGACTGTTTGATCTGACGGTCGCCTGTTTCTGGCTGATAGTCGTAGTCTTCTGGTGTGTAGTCACGAATGATGCCTTTGAGTAGGCGAAGTTCTTCGTGCATCGAGTAGTGAATACGCGCTTGAACCGCCGACATAATCTTCAGCGTGCGCTCTAGTATCGCCAGCGTTGTACCTACGGGTGCTTGACCCGACATATCACTGACTTTTAAATCAGCCGCACTTGCAAAGCGACGACCTTCGTCAATGATTTGATTCATCAACTGCGCTAATACTTGTGAGGGTTCCTTATAGGGTAAGGGCAGGATGTTGTCCCTAATACTTCCACTCGGGACATCGACATCTCTAAATTCTCCCGGGCTGATAGGGGTGTCATCGCCTTTGACGCGCAGTCCTCTAGACTTAAGCCCACCCGGAAGATTGGATAGGGTGCCTGCATCAACCAGTTGGCGCAGAATGGACGTTCCAGATTTAGCATACGCACCTATTAGATGTATAAGACCAAAACAATAGAATCCAAAGCCGGGTACGTAACCGTAGTGAACAAAGTGATTGCGTTTAAGGTTTAACTTGTCGTCAGGTTGCCAATTACGACGAATTGCAAGTATCTTTTGATTAGACTTCTCAATAGTAACAATATAAGGCAACGCAATACCAGTATGCTCACCATCTTTGTCTGTGTCCTCATATCCGGGCAAGTCAAGATTAACCTGCATCTCAAGTAACTTATAGCGATCATCTGTTGAGGCTCTGAACCCCATCTTCTCCGCAATCTTCTTCTCTACCTCGTCCAATGTATTAACTGGGTCGCCTAGGTCTATGTCACAGTAGAATCCCTCTACCTGTAAGCGACGAATCTCGTTCTCAGTCTTGCGCATAACGTGCGTTACACGATCTGCTGTACGTAAATCTGATGTACCGTAAGGCACAACGACATCTTCTGCTGGTACATAGATCGACGTCTGACGTCCCAAGCTGGGATCAAAGTACACCTTCTTGAACGCCTTACCTGACAAACCCAAGCCCCACAACATGCGCTCATGCTCTGGACGATACTCAGGCATTTCTTCAGTCAAGCGATAGTTCATATCCACTTGCACGCGTTCAGCCGCCTCTTTTTTCTCTGTCGTTTCTTTACCAATAATCTTAGTCTTGACAGGCCCCGATGCGGGGAAGGTCTCCATGATCGTCTCACTTTGGAACTTAACAAGCGCCTCTGCGAGTAAGGGATGCGTAACACCACAAGCACCCGCCCAAGGTTCGGTTCGCTCTTCAAGCTTCATCCCCAATAGATCAAGGCCATCAACGTAAGTCTGCATCCAGTCTTTACGTGAACTGATGTCGTCTTCAAAATCGTTTAGCAACTCACTAGCTAGTGTCGCAAGCTCACTGTCACCCATCTCTTCGGCTATGTTGGCATCAAAGTCATCCTCGTCTGGATCACCCTTGCGTATCTCAAGCTCAAAGCCATCGGTACCTATAGTGACTGCTTCCGGGTCTTCAATCTCAATCTCCATCTCCGGCTCGTCCATAGCAGCTTGCTCAATGCCTAGCGGTGCCGCGTACAAGCCTTTATCAATTGCCATGTTTTACCCCTAGTAGTACGCCACTCGTTTATGTGATTTAAAGAATCTTGGCTCATCTTGCTCATCGCTTGGTAGGCGTATGAACCCACCTGCACGGAACCGCATCAGTGCTAATGTTGTCGCATCCACCAAGTCATCATGCTCGCCTGATGGGAAACTAGCTATCTCGTCTATTAACTCTTCTGCCCAGCGTGTCTCGGGAACCCATACCTTACCACTAGCTATCAAGTCAGAGACGCTGTTTAATCTGGTGATCTTATCTTGTCCTTTGCCCGGCGTATACTCTTGTACAGGGATACCCATAGCCCGAAACTCGTAAATAAGAGGGGCACCCGTCGCCTTCTTCTCTATTAGTATCCCGTCAGGCTCCCAGTCTTTATAGTGTTCAAACGCTTTTTTCTTCAGCTCTATCCACTCCATACGCTGTTTAAAGGCATTTAGTAAGATTATGTTCGGCTGGTCGTTATCGTCTGGGTTGTTCCAGATGCCCCACGTCGTACACGCTGAATAGTCAGCCCGCGTGTTCTTCTCAAACGCCGTATCCCATGTCTGTAGTATGTAGTCGCAGGGTGGCGGGTCTTCTTTCTCCCAGATTCTCCACCACTCGCGCTTAACAATAGCGGAGTAGTCTGATGTCGGTTGTTGCTGGTACTGTGCTTGCCACTTGCTGTTAGGCAGTTCGGTACGTAGAGCATCAAGCTCTTCCATAGACCAAAACTCAGGCCACAGCGGGTTGCCACTAGGCAGGATCGCAGGAAACTCAATCACTTCCCAGTCGTCGCCA